TGACAGAACCGTCTGAGTACCCCTCTCAACCGTGACCACATACGGCAAAGGAACTTCATCTTCGTACCCCGGCATGTCCCAGTCTACGTGAATCTCCAGCACCTGATACCGATCATCATCGGTAAGGGTGTACCCTTGTTCTTCGGCCTTTTTCTTCTCAATGTCGGTAAAAAACCTGACAGGTTTCCCAAGCTCGGCGTCCTTGTAAAACCCGGCGACCTGCAATTTCTTAAGCTCGTTTTCCGTCTTGCGCATGATGTGAGTCACGCGCTCGGCTGTGTACACGTTAGACGCCCCGTAAGGCATGATCAGATCTTCAGCCGGTACAAACGGAGCAGCAGGCAGTTCTGTACTCGGGTTTGGATAGATTTTCTTGAACGCCGCACCTGACAGGCCAAGGGAATACAACATCCGCTCATGTTCGGACCTGTAATCAATCATTCGCTCAGTCAACATGAAATTCATGTCATCACGAACACGCTCTGCTGCTTCCTCTTTGAGACGGTCGATGGCACCAATGATCTGCGTCTTGACTGGACCTTGAGCCGGGAAGGTCTCAGTGATCATTTCTGACTGGAACCTGATGGCAGCTTCCGTTAGCAGGGGGCTGTACACACCACAGGCTCCGTTCCACGGCTCTGTGCGCTCCTCGTACTTCATTCCCAGGACTTCCAGACCCTTGACAAACATCTCTGTCCAGTCTTTGCGACTGTTGATATCCGCATCCACCAAGGAGACAAGCTCTGAGGCCAGCGTCTGAAGCTCCCCGTCGTCCATGTACTCGGCAAGATTCGCGTCGAATTCATCAGCAGTCTCAGGCTCAGGCATGAGGTCGATCTCAACACCGTCGATACCAATCTTTACGTCATCCGGGTTTTCAATTTCAATTTCAATGGCAGGTTCATCGCCCATCATCGCTAGGTCCTGGGGCATGAGGGCTTGGTCGATATTTGTTGCCATGATTTACTGCCTTTTATTCCAATGTCAATAATACGTAACGCGGTTGCGATAGGACGGTTCGTCCTTGAAGTCCGTCGGCAACCTGATAAACCCGCCCTGCCGGTACCGCGCCAGCACCATGCTCAGGCAGTCCACCATGTCGTCATGCGACCCGTAAGGAAACGCGACGGATTGCTCGATCACTTCCTCGGCCCAACGGCGTCCTTCAGGATACCAGACCATCCCTGAGCGCAGGATGTCGGACACAGCGTTCAGACGTGCGATCTTGTCCCCGGTGCCCCGGTGCGGCGTGAACTCCTGCACGGGTATGCCCATGCGCCGAAGCTCCTGAAACAGTGGCGTGCCGCTAGACTTCTTCTCCACGATGAACGCATCGGGGTCCCAGTCCTTCCACTCCCGAACCGCAAGGTCCTTCAACTCGGGGAACTCCACCCGCACGTTGATCGCATTCAGCAAAATGATGTGTGACGCACCATCTGTCAGGTTATCGTCACTGAACACACCGAAGGTCAGCAGGGCTGTGAAGTCAGAGCGGTTGTTCTTTTCCGCCGCTGCGTCCAACGCCATGATGATGTATTCGCAGGATGGTGGGTCGTCTTTCTTCCACGGCTGCCACCAATCGCGCTGGATGATCGCACCCTGTTCCCCGGTGGGGCTCTGCATGTACTGCGCGTTCCACTGAAACGCAGGCATCGATGCTTTGGTGCGCTCAAGCGCTTCTAGGTCGAACTTCTCAGGCCAGAGTGCCTTCTCAGTGACCTCTTCACCATCGTCGGTAGGCTTTTTCACCGTCATGATGGCAGGAAATTCGAACACTTCGTACTGGTCTGCCTTGGGGTTGTTAGCACCGTCCTTTACGAGGTGCCCAATCAGGTCATCTTGGTGCCAACGTGTGTGAATTACCGCAATCCGACCGCCTGACATCAGACGTGTACGTGCACCGAAAGCAAACCACTGGTAGGTCTTCTCCAATTCCTCAAAATTGCCCGCCAAAAGGTCCTGTTCTGAGTGCGGATCGTCCACCAATAGCAGGTCAGCGCCCCGTCCAGCCAGTGCAGCACCTACACCAGTGGCGAAATACTCCCCTCCGTGGTTCGTGGACCACCTACCAGCACTTTTTGAGTCGGCAGCGAGGGTGATTCCAGGGAAAATCGATGCGTACCGTGGGTCTGCAATGATATTTCGCACTTTTCGACCGAAATCGACAGCCAAATCACCAGTATGGGACACCATCAGCACTTTTTTGCCAGGGAATTTACCCAGAAACCATGCTGGGAACAGGGTACTGACGAGGTGTGACTTGCCGTGGCGGGGTGGGATGGACACCGCGATGCGGTCTTTATGCCCGAAAGCGATCTGAGTCAGCAGTTCAGCCAGCTTTTTGTGGTGAGGAGCCACGACGTAGGTCGGGTCCATGTGCTTGCAGAACTCCAGCAGGTTGTCTTGGCAGAGTTTGGCCTGCCTCCTGCGCTCAAGCTCATCAATGATGACGGCGATCTGGCTCTGTTCCTCAGGGCTGAACTGGCTGATGTTGGCAGCCAGAGCCTCGATCTCAGTTTCGGTGAGAAGCTGCACAGTCAGGAGCCAGCCAGCATGGCTTTGGCACTGATGGGTGCGTCGAGCTTGATCGGCGGAGCGATGATCTTGGCATCCTCGGCACCTGACACGTCCATCAGCTTGCGCAGCTTGTCTCGCAGGGTGGTCTCTAGCTCCACGGTGCTGCGGTTGTTGACGGTGATCTCGGTGCGCTCAGTGAACAGCCCCACGTCACTGACCTTGCCAAGCAGTTCCAGGGCGCGCATGCGGATACGTGCATCGACGTTTTCGGTCTCTACGATCAACTTGTTCGTGACGAAGTGTCGCAGGCGCTTGGCATCCTTCACCACCTCCATGTCGTAGGCAGTCAGGATTCTTTCTACGAACAGCGCACTGGCAGGGGTGCTGATGGCTGCGTTGACCTCTTCAGAGGGCACTTCCTTGCCTTGGGCCGATCGACGCAGCGCGTTGTGCGTGATGGCTTGGACGAACTCCATGTCCTCGGGTTCGTCTTTGTACCCCACGATGTCCAGCAGGTTGGCTGCGTTCACAGCAGCACGTGCCTTGGCTTTGATTTCCGCGTAGCAGAGCTTGGCAGACTGGGAGCCAGACTTCGTCGGCAGCGGGACGTACTCGTCAACAGGGCATTCAATCATGGCAGCACGAAGCAGATCTTCGGTGCGCCGAATGTAACGCGAAAAATTTGTGCATGCAAGGGGAGGTAGGAATCCTACCCGGGGGGTGTTTCTATATTGGCAGGGGTGGGGTCCGCTGGCGGAGAATTGTTTTTTATTGCCGTAGCCTAATTCGTATTGAATTACGTTCCTAATACCGTTGTTACGGGGGTTTGTGGTCGTCGTTTATTCGTAACACAGCGCGAAGCGCGGCGGCGGAGTCCCAAAGCCTACAAGGGGGGTCCGGTGTGGGTGGGTCGCGGATTATACGCGTATAAAAACACGCGTTTCCCTATGGTATGGGACACAATAGTGTGGACCATAAACCCGTAAGAGGTAACACAATGTTCGATCTTTCCAATATCACTCTCGCATTTGTTCAGGCCCACGATGCCGCATCATCTTTCGATGCCATGACGGCGGATATGTTGCAATGGCATGCGTCAGGCGTCTACCCTGCGAATCAAAATCTGATTGCTGCGCTCGTCGCAGCCGATCGCTGGGGCAAGGGGACATGCGCAGTGTATGCGAGCAATTTGCTGGCATGGGCGCGATCGGGTCAGACCCCTCGCAACATCTCGCAGGTAGTCAAGGGCAAGCCTGACGGTCACGTCAAGGGCAAGGCGGGCCGCAAAGCCGGACAGGGCGCAGGGAAGACCACTAAGCCCGCTGATGATGCTGCGCAGGCTGAGACCCCTAGCGTGCCGAACGAGGATCGCGCATGGCGGCTTTTCCTTGAGGGTCTGCGCCACCAAGTACCGCAGCGCAAAGACTGGGAAAGCCAGGACATCGTGGCCTTCCAGGATTGCATCGGCAAGATGATTGCCCTGATCAATCGCAACGCTAAGTGACCAACCCGGCCCGGCGCAAGTCGGGCCATTCTTCCGGAGGTTATATGTATTTTCTCACTACACGATCTATCGAACATCCTGAAACCCTTGAGGTTATCGTTAGGCGCATGACAATCCTGAGTATTGAAGATGTCAGGACATTGGCAGGATACGGAGTCGATAGTATTCCCGCAGTGGTATGCGCAGATATGGGCGCAGTCGAATCAGTCGTCAGGGATATGATGGCTGGCCGACTCTGATCTGAACCCCGCAGGGTACACGCCCTGCGGGGTTTTTTTGTGCCTGCTCGGGACCGGATGTCAAGAGTACGCGAGTGGCACGCCAGCACGCGAGACCCAATGCCACGACGATGCCCCACGCCTGTACGCGAGTCCACGCATTATGCGCACACGAAGCGCGACGAAGAAGCGACGAATTAAACGCGTTTAATCGATGCAAGAAGGCTTGACATAATTACGCGCATGTGATAGGCAATGAATTAAACGCGTTTAATAGGGTGCAGGGGCGTCACCCGGTCCCGAGGGCAGGGGGCAGGCCGCCAAACTTCGTTCCCTGTGTTCCTGTTCCTCTTCAATTTCTATTAAACTTCTAGAGTTAGGTAATAACCCTTATTCGCTTCTTTTCAGTACATGGCTAAGGGGGGGTCGCTGGCTTCTTAATAGGTCCCGTAGCAGTACAAAGGAACGCGAGGAACATTCCAATCAAATCAACAACTTAGCCGTTATCATAACTTTTTGCACCTAATATTGACCCACTAATTCCACACGCTAATTCCGCGAGCACCCCCCTTCCCAGTTTTACTGGTAGTAGAAAAGCCATGTAATGCCCGTATAACGGGCCAGCTTGCGCACCCGCCTCCGACTATGCTACTATGATAACTCCAAGCCCTCTCAACCCTCAGGAGCCTCACACCATGCGCTACCCCGACCCCGAACTGTTTGCCCGCCGCTGCATGATCCAGACCAACAAGTACGGTGAACCCCACGTCGTTTACCGCAGCAACGGACTCAACCCGACCGACATTTGGGGTAAGCCCGTGCCCTACATCATGGGTTCTTTCGGCGGTGATCCCGAAGACGTGATCCTCACGTTCGAAGACTACATCGCCCCCTTCGGCCCTTACTCCCCCGCCCTACAACTCACCAGCGACCTGCCTGCCGATACCCCGCCCGGAGAAATCAAGTTCACACCCCACCCCAATGCCAAGGTGCACACCCTACGAAACATACGCAACGTCGTGCTCCACCCGGCTGAGCATCAGCAGACGATGGTGGGGATGCGCGATTACTCCATCAAAAAGACATTTAAGAAAGCCATAGAGCGTATGGATCTTGGTGACGTTGACCCATCTGAGAGACAAATACAAACAGCCGTGCAGGTTGTAGCGGCATTGATGTGTGTATCTCCTGCGCTGGTGAACAAGGTGCTAAAAATACCCACGGTACCGGAAACTGACGGTGTGCCAAACCCACGAACGACGGGTAGACAGCACAGCTTTCCGAAGTCCGCTACTTCAGAGCACGCATACAAGTTGAAGGCACTAAAAGCTGCCGTACAACAGTGCAGGACCAACAGAGGGGGCTCTTCATTCGTTTTGCAGGACCTCTACGTTGAAGGCGAACCGGGTGGGTTCGCTGTCCGCTGCCCTGTGCTGGGTGTTGACCTTGCCTGGGATGAGCCTGCCTCGTACTACGCACCTCGCATCGGACGGCGCGACACTTGGACCCCTTATGTATCGGGCAACGTGATGGTGATGAGCATGCTGGCGCGGAAGATGACCGAGGGTAAAACAGTGGTTGCCCTGCCCATTCTGCTCAGGAACCGCCCTATCTTGGCCGAGATGTTCAAAGAGTGGACCGCCAAGCATCCACCTTTAGGGAACGAAAAGATTGCTGAAGCTGTCGAAGAAGCAATCAAGAACATCAAACTACAGAAATTAGTTGACGATTGGAATGATTGATTAGGGGGTTGACATAAAGAACACATTGCTCTACAATGAAGGCTGTTCGGTTGATAAAGCAATCGACAACGGGTTAAACGAATTAAACGCGTTTAATCGGGCTAGCAGCTCTGCTGCTAGCTTCGCTCTTTAAAAATTCGTACCGGTGTCGGCAGGACTCACGTCCTGCTGTGGACCAGCGTTCGGCAGGATCGCATACCTGCCTGACAAGACAGTAGACCAGTACAAAACGCACACAAACTCACAGTTCGCAGGTGGAAGGCAGTTACAGCTACGCTTATCTGATCGTAGATCAGATATTGCCGGTTGACTCTGCCCGGTAGCACTGCGTGGGTGAGACAGATGCGTGCCCGTGTTTACTTCCTCGATGTGATCGGCGGTAAGAGACCGCTCGGTGCGTAGGCCACAGGGGAAAGACCCTGTGCAAAACGACAGATGAAGAACCGCACGGGGGCGGAGGTGGTTAGGAAAGACACCACCCAACATGCCCCCTGCTTAAAGGGTATCGACCCGACGCGCTTTGCGTCCGCAACGTGCCTTTTAAGCAGCATGTGCAGCCGACAATCGTCGGCGGTGCTGCGAACACCGGAGAGCAACATGAACACCTTTGTGCAACACATGGGCACACCCGCTACCAAGGCCCACGATGTGGGCGTCCTCACCCTGGAGCAGTGCCTCCAGCAGTTTGCGGGTATGAATGAACGTGGTTGGTCCACGTTCGACGAAGCGTGGATCACCCGGCTGTGCCGAGAGGGCGGGCGCTATGCCCACTTCTACTTTGCTCCGGTCCAAACCCATCGCAACACCAACCGGAGAGCAACATGAACATCATCACGAACAACCGCCCACGCCCGATGGCGTGCTTCGAGGACCTGCCTGCCAAGGTGCAGGCTGACTTTGATTACGTCCTGCTGGCTGACCACTACAGCCCGCGCTTCGTCCAGTACAAGGGCTGGTGGTACGACGTGGCAGACAGTCAGAACATCACCCGCGAGCTTGGCTTCAGCCAGTTTGCTGGCTGGCACGGCATCGTGTCAGATAGTTTCTTCAGCGGTGTGCTGTTCAAGTTGTGCGATGACGACACCGTCATCGTCGGTCGGTACTACTCTTAAACGCGTTTAATCGGAGGTGCTATGTCAAACCGTAATGTTTCACTGTGGGTCAACAATGACGAAGGGTTGTATCGTCTGGCCCTGGACTGCATCGAGCACTGTCGGTATTACTCATCGTTCACCCGCAGCATGACTCCGAGGGAGCGTGCTGCTCGCATGATGCTCGACCGCCTGCACATGGCGGACGTGACGCACACCCCAGACGGTAGTAAGTACACCGTCACATCCATCCGCGCCGCAATGGTCGGTATGAATCCCTAACAAAAAAGGAGAGAAGCGTGAACAAGACACAACTGGCGCAAGCCTTCGTCGCGGGGCAGCATGGCCGCTGCCATAACGCACACACTGACGGGCAGGCATACACCCTGTACAAATCCCCAATCGCCGTCAAGGAGGGCGACAACGTGGTGTTCCACTGGCATGGGTTCTACACAACAAGCACGGCATCGCATATTAACTGCATCCTCAAGGCTATGGGTGCACCGGTACGCGCATCCTTCGCTCAGGCCCGTGACACACGGCAGACTCACTTCGTGGTGGCGGTATGAACTGCATCCACTGCGATGACGACATTGCCCCGCGCCGTGCGGCGCTGGGCTACAAGCTCTGCTTGTTCTGCGGCGAGGAGGCTGCCCGCGAGGAGCGGCGTGGCTGGACCATCGCTCCGCTCCATAAGTCCAACTACATGTTGTGGACAAACAAAGAAGATCTCAAAGGTATCAACAACAAAGGCGGTCTGCACCGCTGAAAGGAAAGACATGAAAGTCAACATCGAAGTCACCGACACATTCAACGGCGAGGCTAACTACTCATGGGTGCGTAGGCATACGCTTGATGCTCCCGACACGCTGTCCAACTACAGTGTGGTGCGCCGTGCCAAGGCTGCCGTAGGTTGGAACGGTAAGAGATGTACTACCGTTAACTATGGCGATATGATAGAATTAAGACCTTACGGTGAATGCACAGTGTGCTTCATCACGTTCGACAATTAAACGTGTTTAATCGGGTGGCCGCTGCGTCATTCGACGTTCGCATCCGCCTGTAATCAACCGCCCCTTCGGGGGCTAAGGAGTAACCATGATCTCAATCGCTACCGCTGCCATGCTTGGCAGCATCAACATCTCCGTGTGGGAAGCACGGAAGCAGGACAAGAAGACTGCCGACGAGGTGACGCAGGCCAAGGGTGCCCGCAGCAAGCGTGCTGCTACGGTGCACAAGCACTTGTTCAGTGAGTGCCCTGCCCTTGAGGCCATCAAGTCCCTGCGTGGCGAGGTGCGCCAGTGGTTCAACACCCAGACGCTGCCCTGGGATGACAACGGACGCAGGCTCATCACCACCGCCCAGTACCTCAACGTCATGGGTCAGGCTGCCAAGTACGAGCAGCGGTTCAACGACCTGATCCACGTCTTCCTGCGGACGTATTCCACGGAAATCAGCAAGCAGGCTTTCGAGATGGGTGCGCTGTTCGACCGTGCCGAGTACCCGCCCGAGTCGGAGGTATCTGCCAAGTTCCGCTTCTCGTTCGCCATCGAGCCGGTGCCTGAGTCGGGGGACTTCCGCGTGGATATCGGTGCTGCAGCCGCTGCTGACCTGAAGGATCAGTATGACAAGGCCGTCGCGGTCCGAGTGTCGGGGGCCGTGGCCGATGCGTGGGACCGCGTGAAGACGCAGGTCGAATGGGTGCGTGACCGAATGGCTGCCGTGCTTGAGCATGACCCCGACCAAGTGGAGGAGGTGAAGACCTTTGCCGAGGACGGTTCGCTCAAGTCGGTTGAGATCAAGAAGAAGCGCCGCCCGAAGCTGTACGACAGCATGCTGGAGCAGGGCCTTGAACTGTGCACTCTGCTCACGTCACTGAATGTGACAGGCGATCCGAAGCTGGAGCAGGCACGACAGGCGCTGGAGACTGCCCTGTCCCGTGTCGATATGGACAGCCTTAAAGAGTCCCCTGAGTTGCAGAAGGCAACCCGTGCAGCGATGGATAACATCCTGTCAGAGTTCAGTTTGTGAGTAATTAAACCGGTTTAATTGGAGGTAGATATGAAACTCAGCATCAATCAATGCGCCAACGCCGTGGCTAACCTTGCCACGCACACCACCGTCCTGATCGAGGGTCCCTCGGGTACAGGCAAGTCCAGCATCCTGCACATGCTGGCGGAGCGTTTCCCAGATCATCGCCCCGTGTACATCGACTGCACGCAGATCGACGTGGGTGACATCCAGATCCCTGCCGTGGACCACAACAACCACACTAGCACTTTTTATCCGAACGAAGTCTTTGGTACGCAGAGCGATGAAGCACGCATCATCTGCCTTGACGAATTCGGTAAGGCGTCCCGCTCTGTGCAGAACGCTCTTCTGCCTGTGCTGCTCGATCGGCGTGTCGGACACAGGCCGCTGCCGCAGGGGTCGATCGTCTTCGGCACTACGAACCTCTCATCCGAGGGCGTGGGTGATGCGATGCAGATGCACGTCCGCAACCGTATGTCTGTGCTCACGATGCGTAAGCCGACCGCCCCTGAATGGGTCGAGTGGGGTGTAGCCAACGGTGTGCACCACGCTGTGCTGGCATGGGTAACCGACACGCCGCAGGTGCTGGCTGAGGAGGACACGGTGCAGACCCCTGCCGAGAACCCGTACATCCACCACAGGGGTGAGCAGCGCAAAGCGTTCGTGACCCCTCGCTCCCTGGCTGCGGCTGGCCGCATGCTGAACGACCGCGATGCGGTGGGTGACGACGAGGTGATGCGCTGTGCCCTGGCCGGTGCACTGGGTGCCCGTGCGGCGCTGGACCTGATGGCCTACGTAGAGTTGGCAGATGGGCTGCCCTCGTGGGGCTCCATCATCGGTGCGCCTGACAAGGCCAAGCTGCCTGCCACGCCGACGACCAACATGATGACTGTGCACCGCGCCGTGCACCGGGTCGAGAAGGACACGCTCGACAACGTGCTGACCTACATGCAGCGCTTGCCCAAGGAGTTGCAGGCTGTGTTCGCTACCAACCTGCTGCGCCAGAAGCACAAGTCAGCGTGGACTGCGCTGAACCGTGAATTTACGCGGTGGTGTGTTACTAACTCTTGGATCTTGAGGTGAGATGATGATGACTCTATCCGCAGAGGACAAGATCACCAAGGCACGCACTGCCATCATGCGTGATCCGCGTTTCATGGCTATGAGCGGTGTGCTCATGGTCGGCACCTGGGAGGTACGTGATGACGTGCCAACTGCCGGGACCAATGGCCGGGACGTGGTGTATGGCCGTGCGTTCATCAACGACGCTGACGACAAGCTGACCCGCTTCGTGGTGCTGCACGAGTACTTCCATGTGATGCTCATGCACATGACTGTTTGGCAGAAGATGTTCGAGGAGGACCCGCAGACTGCCAACTTCGCAGCGGACGCAGTGATCAACCTGATGCTGGATGATCTCGACCCGAACGGGGACTTCCTCACGGTCTGGGACAACGCTGTGCTCGATCAGCAGTACCGGGGCATGGACACGGGTGAGATCTACCGTGCCATGAAGAAGAAACAGAACGGCAAGCCGCAGGACGGTAGCGGCAGTGGCAACGGCAAGAGCAGTGACAAGCCCAAGGCTGCCAACGGCAAGGAGGCACAGCAGTTCGACAAGCACGAGCCTGCCAAGCCCGATGCCAAGGGTGATGGTGAGGGTATGCAGCCGCTGACGCCTGCTGAAGCCGAGGAGGTGAAGCGTACTGTGGACAGTGCCCTGCGTCAGGGTGCGCTCATCGCTGGCAAGATCGGTGCCGATGTACACCGTGCGTTCGGTGACCTGTTGGAGCCGAAGGTTGACTGGGCTGAGCAGTTGCGTGAGTGGCTGCGTACCACGGCAGCGGGTAACGATCTGTCCACGTGGCGCAAGCCGTCGAGGCGGTGGCTGGCTCAGGACACCTACATGCCCTCGCGTTACACCGAGGCAGTCAAGCGTGTGACCATCGGCGTGGATACGTCAGGGTCCATCAGTCAGGTGCAGCTTCAGCGTGCGCTGACCGAGATCATGTGCGCCTGCGAGACGGTGCGTCCTGAGATCGTGGACGTGATCTACTGGGATTCACGTGTGGCAGCACATGAGGTGTATGAGGGCGATGCTGTGCAGACACTGGCGCAGACGACCAAGCCCAAGGGTGGCGGGGGCACTCGCGTGACTTCGATGCGTGAGTACATGGAGCGTGAAGACATCAAGCCCGAGGCGACTATCGTGTTCACCGATGGCTACGTCGAGCCCGACTGGGGTGGGCAGTGGCCGGGGCCGGTGCTGTGGGCTATCAGCACCAAGGGTATGAGAGCACCTTCGGGTGTGTCGTTGTACGTCCCTGTGTAATTAAACGCGTTTAATTTGGGACCGGATGTCGCCCCGCAGCGCGACATTTTATGGAGGCCAGCATGGCAACGAAGAAACCTGAGTTTGATTTGGTCCAACTGAACTTCGGTTGGCGCAAGTTCGCTGTCCCTGCCGATGCAGCGATGGAGGTGTTCAAGCTGTTTAGTGGACATGATGTTTACGAGATAGATGATAAGTGGGTGCCCGATGGTGGCAACAAGCGCATGGCAAAACTGTTGGACATCACTGCCCTGCCAGCCATCGCGACCCTCGGACCTGTGCACTTTCACCAAATGCTTGAGATGGGCCGTATCGATGAAGAAGAAAAGGAAGCCAAGCGGAAAGCCAAGGACAATGATTGATCTCCAGCGCAACCTCAGCACAACGTACAGGTTCACCGACGTGGGGGGCCTGTATGAAGTCACGCTGTACCCCAAGGCACCGACGCCTATCGTGACCGAGCGATACCGCATGGACATGCTGCCTGCATGGGTACAGGAGACCATCCACCTACTAGACTGGGCGCACCCTGAGGAGGTGCGAGACGTGGGCAGAAAGGTCGGTCAGACGTACTGGATCGATGCAAAACTTGAAGAACCCGCTTGACACGGTGTTCGGCAACGATTAGAGTCAAGTTTCACTCGGAGTGGCCGTCAACCGCAAGCACCAATCGGTGCGATTCCGCATCCCCGCTGCCACTCAGCGGGAGCCGAAGAAGGAAAACAAATGAGCTTCAATATCGAATCTGGTGTGCCGATGGTGTCCAACCGCCGTGGGCGTAAGGCTGTTGAGTTCCCGTTTTATGAGATGGACGTGGGTGACAGTTTCCTCGTGCCCTGCGATGTGTCTGCCAAGAACGAGATCAACAACTGGCGGCGCAAGATCGCGATCGCCAAGAAGGCTTTCGGTCAGGGCACGTTTTCTACTGCTACCTTGGGTGATGGCATTCGTGTCTGGCGCACCGCTTAACCACGGCTAACCCCGCACTCAACGCTCTGCTTAGGCAGGGCGTTTTTCATGTCTTAACGAAACTCAACTAGGAGAATGAAAATGAAAGAATACTTCCAATTTAAGCACCCCAACGACATCACCATCGGCAAGGGACGTGTGGTGTACGAGTCTGCCTACGAGGCGTGGGCGTTGCCCGGTGGGGAGAAAACGAAAGACCGTGCCCGTGCAGAAGCAGTCGCCAAGGAGATCAACGAGATCACCCTGCGTCAGGAAGAGACCGCGCGGAGGGCAGTGCGATGAGCACCAAAGATCTAGTCCGTCACGCCCGGGAGTTGTGGTCCAACCCACTGGTCCCGCCTGAGATCAATCGGCACAATCGCAAAGCCTGGGTTCGCAGCGTCCTGCGCCTGGGGGACCGCTGGCTGTTGGCAAGCAAAGTCAGGAGGATTACGCAATGAAAACCGATACCCGTGAGTACGACGATGGCACCGAGCCCGATGTGTACCGGCGCTGGTGCTGCGATGGGCTGTGTAAACAAGGGCGCTTGTGCCCCAAGCTGATGCCCGCCGAGGCGGCGACTGACGTAGGGCAGGACGACCCGGACTTCTACAGCAAAGAAATGATGCTCGAAGAGCTGGGGAAATTCGTTATTAGCTTCTTCGTAGCAACCGCCGTTGTCGGCGCTATTGCGGGCTTCGTGTGGTACTACGTGACCCCCTGAGGAGGATGTATGACCACCCTACGCAAAGCCGCCCTGCGAGCGCTGGAGGCGTTGGATTGGTACGCAGAGTGTGCGATGGTGTCCGAAAAAGCAGCAGACGCAGCATCCGCCCTCCGCGCCGCGCTGGCAGAGGACATGCAAGAGTACGCAAGTATCCCCGGAACAAACGTCCGCGTGCGGATTCCGCCTGAATACCGCGACCCATCATGCGTTAGCGCGTTCAACCGAGCCAAGCCTGAACACATCACCGATGGCAGTCCGTGCTGGTGTGATCCTGAACTTAACTACGTTGACCCAGAAACCGGCGTGAAAGTCTGGGTTCATAAGGAGCCGCAATGACTGACCTGAGAACCGCCGCCCAGCAGGCCATTTCATACAACGCCGAAACTGGAGTTTTTACATGGCTTGATACTGCGTGGCACAAAAGAAACAGGGGCGTTGAAGCTGGAAGCAAGAAAAGAAACGGATACATTGAAATCCAATTCAACGGGAAGATGCTTAAAGCTCACCGCCTTGCTTGGATACTTGTTTACGGTGATATTGCAGATGACGTAGAGATTGACCATATCGATGGAGATAGGTCAAACAACAGGCTGTCAAACCTGAGGGTTGTAGGCCGAAGCATCAATCAGCAAAATCAACGCAACGCTAGATCTGACTCTACTTCTGGTTTGCTTGGGGTCAGTTGGTATTCCGCTGGCGGCAAGTGGAAAGCTGACATTAGGGTTAATGGTAAGAAAAAACACCTTGGCTACTTTCATTGCAAAGATGCAGCGCATCAGGCTTATCTGAATGCAAAGCGCGTTATGCACGAAGGCAACACGTTATGAGTAAACAGCAAGAAGCAATGCGACTCGCGCTGGAGGCGTTGGAGGAGCGATACGTTGGCGCTCTGCGGGACAAGGCGATGGACGCCCTCAAGGCCGCGCTTGCGGAGGAGGCACTGCAACGGCTGACTGATGCGAATCAGGAGATTGAGGCCGCGCTGGAGCAGCCGACCCGAGCGCAAGCCATGAAGGATGCGGGGTACACCCGCAGGCCGACGCTGCGGGAGATGGCAGAGCCGGAGCAGGAGCCGGTGGCGTGGATGACGCCGGGGCAAGACTTGCATCTCAACAACGGCGAGGGGTTCCGCTTCAGCGACTGGACGCCCCTCTTCACTCACCCACCCCGCCGCGAGTGGCGAAGGCTAAAAGAGTGGGAGATCAACGACGGACTTGATCAACTGCCGACCGAAGATGTTTGCAGTTGGTCGTTCAGGAAGGGTGTGTACTTTGCTGAAGCCGCGCTTAAGGAGAAGAACCATGAGTGAAGAAGACGAAGGTCTCTTTGACGACGTACCTCTGGCGAACAGAGAGCGTGACCGGGCGTTTGAAGTGTTTATCAAGCGCAAGGATGTGAAGGCCATGTTCAGCGATGGGTTCCCCTTCCCGTTGAATCGTGGGTACTACGACTTCTGGTGCATTGTCTGGGCCAAGGCGTGGGACAAGGGGTTCAAGATTGGATGGGAAGAAAGGGGGAAACATGAACGCACAGGAAATCTTTGACCTCGCCCGCGAGTACGGGGCAGAGCACCCCGGCATTACCTTTGACTTGGCAGCACTGTTGCGCTACACGCGAAAGATTCAGGAGATGGAGCGAGAACGTGCTTGCCGCATCGTCACTGGCTTGTGTATCAGTGACAACAACGCCAGAGAGATTAACGAGGCGATCAGAGGGCAGCCATGATTAGTAGCCACATATACAAGTACAAGCCACAGGACTTCGCCCGCTGCGAGAGCAATCCTCTACTCGATCAATGCAAAAGATGTGGACGAAACGTGCACATGAATCCTGTGCATCCCGCCGCAGGGCGGCAAGTGTGGATCGGCCCGTGGGTCGGGCATGGTCCGTGTCCTAACGGGGACTTTGTGGAGGTGATAGATGATGAAACCGTTCGCTGAGCTGACGCTATACGAAAGGGTGCATGGGTGGTATCAGCACACTCTTGACTGTATGGAACGGCTAAAAGCGCAGAACAGTGGCAAAGAACTCCTGACTCCTGAGTTCACAAACCATATGTCAAACGCATCCATACTTAAAAACCTTTTGAAGGGTCGTGAAGACCGCACCCTCACCGACGAGGTCATCGCTGACCTGTGGCATGCCAACGGTGGGTTCCACCACCACTTCGCTCGGGCGGTGGAGCGGTATCTGAAGGGGGAGGAATGAAATGCGAATGCGGAGCGTGGACGGAAGTCCTGTTGACACGGGGGCCGTGGAGGCGCAGGCAGTGTGCGAACGGTCACCGTTTCAACACGTTAGAAACCCTGACAAAACTTGGCCCTTCCTCTTTTCATACAAAGAAAACAAAGTCTTCGTCAACCGAGCCAGACGAACAACCAAAGCGGACGTCACGAGAATGGTAGAAGACGCACTGATCTAAGCGGGCGTTGCATAGCTGCAAACACGGTTTTACCCTCACAGATGCGAAGCCGATGCTTGCGTACCATACGTGCCCGCTGATTTTGATGCGTATGGTGCATCTCCCCAAACCCAGAACCGAGGGGGCTGGGAATCTGTGTCTCCCCCTCACTAATTCGACGTGCTGGGGCCTTGGGGGCCCCTCACTAATTCGACGTGCTGGGGCCTTGGGGGCCCCTCACTAACAACCAACCACACAACATCATGGCAACACCGGAAAGTAAAGTCAAAGCTAAGTGCGTTGACATCATCAAGAAGTACAAAGCCTACCACTTCTTCCCTGCACAGAACGGCTACGGTCGAGCAGGCATACCAGACATCATCGTGTGCTACCGAGGCATGTTCCTGGGTGTAGAATGCAAGGCCGGATTCAATAAACCCACTGCTCTACAAGAGCGTGAGATGGCAGACATCCAGCGTGCCGGTGGGTCCGCGATGGTGGTGCGCGAAGACACCACTGAACTACTGGAAGAGTGGTTCCATGAAAGATCACAATGGACATCCTGACGCTTGATTTCGAGACTTATTACGACAAGGATTTCAGTCTCAGCAAGCTGACGATGGAGCACTACATCCGCGACCCGCGCTTCGAAGTCATTATGCTCGGAGCCCGCTGGCCGGATGGCACCAAGGAGATCGTCACCGGCTCCCACGAGGAGGTGCAGTACCGACTCGACGGCATCGAGTGGGGTAAGTACGCAGTGCTGTGCCACAACACTCTCTTCGACGCCGCCATTCTGGCCTGGAGGTTCGGGGTCAACCCCGCTGCGTGGCTGGATACCCTGTCGATGGCACGTGCCATGTTCGGTATGAAGGGCAACTCGCTGGCCCTGCTTGCCAAGCGGTACGGTCTGGAGGACAAGGGCACAGCCGTGCAGAACGCGATGGGCAAACGTCGCTGTGACTTCACCGAGCAGGAGTTCAAAGACTACGCTGACTACTGCCTGCATGACGTGGAGCTATGCCATGAACTGTTCTTCCTGATGTCCAACGGGTGGTACAAGCCCGAGACGTTCGACCATCGAGACCCCTACCCCCGCAAGGAACTGGAGTTGATCGACCGGCTCATCAGGATGTACACCGAGCCCACGCTGCGCTTGAACGCGCAGAAGCTGGAGGAGCACCTTGCCGATGTGGTGCGGCGCAAGGAAGAACTGCTGAGCAATACGGGCATCGCCAAGGAAGACCTGATGTCCAACCCGAAGTTCGCTTTGGTGCTGGAGTCGTTCGGTGTGTCACCGCCGATGAAGATCAGTGCCACGACAGGTAAGCAAGCGTTCGCTTTTGCCAAGACCGACCCGGGTATGAAGGCCCTGTTAGAGCACCCCGACGAGCGAGTGCAGGCTGTGGTGGCTGCCCGGATGGGGGTCAAGAGCACCCTGGAGGAGACGCGCACCAAGCGGTTCATCGACATGGCGCAGCGCAACCCGCTGTTCCCGGTGCCTCTGAGATATTCTGCTGCGAGAACGCACCGCTTGGGTGGCACTGATGGTATAAACCTGCAGAACCTACCGGCCCGTGGGGCGCAAGCCAACAAGCTCAAGAAGTGCATCGAGGCACCTCCGGGCTATGTGATCATCGACTGCGACTCGTCCAACATCGAGGCGCGGATGCTTGCGTGGCTGGCGGGGCAGGATGACCTCGTGCAAGACTTTACCGATGGCGTGGATGTGTACTGCAAGATGGCGAGTAAGATCTTTGGTAGGCCGGTAACGAAGGCAGATAAGGTAGAGCGGTTCGTAGGCAAGACGGTGGTCCTGGGCTGCGGATACCAGACCGGGGCGGTGAAACTTCAGATCACACTGAAGGCGTCCGAGATGAACATGGATTTGGAACTGAGCGAATGCAAGAACATCATCGATACATACCGTAACTCTGTGCCCGCCATCACGAGGCTGTGGAGGACGGGGGACACCGCTATTGAAGCTATGCACAAGAATACGTCCATGTGGTTCGGATGTGAAGGTGTTGCACTGGTCGAGGGGAACAAAGGCATTAAACTACCCAGCGGACTGTACATCAGCTACCCGCAGCTACACCGTGCGGTGAAGAACAAGAACGGCATGGCGTTTGAAGCGTGGCAGTACAAAGATGAGACCGGGCTGGTTGACATCTACGGGGGCAAGCTGGTTGAGAACGTCGTGCAGGCGCTGGCACGTATCGTTGTGATGCAGCAGCTACTGAAGATCTCCAAGAAGCTGCACGTGGTGCTGACTGTGCATGATGCGGTGGCTGCCATCGCACCGGAAGAAGAGGCTGAGCAAGCTCAGGCATACGTTGAAGAATGTATGCGCTGGGTTCCGAAGTGGGCAGCAAGCTGCCCAATCAACTGTGAAAGTGGGATTGGAAAAACGTATGGTGACTGTTGAGGTTGTTGACTACGCTTACCCCTGCATGATGGCAGAGAAGGCACTGAAGGAACTGCATCAAGCGATGCTGGATAATGACTACGACGCTGCGCTTGAGCATGCGTTGGCTGCGATGGCAGAAACCAAGCTGGCCTACAACGCCATCCGGCACACCAAGGAATCGCAATGAGTCTGCCCGGTGCTTGGTCGTACAGTGGCCTGAAGAAGTTCAAGACGTGCCCGAAGCAGTTTGCTGAGGTCAAGGTCTACAAGAACTTCACTGAGCCGCCCTTCACTGAGGCCACGCTGTACGGGACCAACTTCCACGAGGCGGCAGAACTGTATGTGCGCGACGGCACCCCGCTGCCTGAGGCGTTCGCATATGTCAAGCCGCATCTGGATACCTTGCGGTCCATACCGGGGACCAAGCACTGCGAGTACAAGATGGGTCTGACCGAGGCTATGGAGCCTTGCGCGTTCGACGCCCCTACGGTATGGTGCCGGGGTGTGGCAGACCTGCTCATCGTCAACGAGGAGAAGGGTGTCGCCCGGGTGGTGGACTACAAGACCGGCAAGTCAGCCAAGTACGCGGACACCGCGCAGTTGGAACTCATGGCGCTGATGGTCTTCAAGCATTTCCCCTCGGTGCACCGGGTCAAGGCAGGACTGCTCTTCGTGGTGGCGAACGACTTCAAGCGGACTGAGTACGACAAGGCTCAGGAGAAGAACTACTGGCGCACGTGGATGCAGGACATCCACCGCCTGGAGACCGCGTACAAGACCGGGGTGTGGAACCCAAACCCGTCAGGACTGTGCCGTAAGCACTGCGTAGTTACATCCTGCCCACACAACGGAGTCAACAAATGAGTAAATGGGTGCAGTTAGAACTTGATTTTGGAGAGCAAACATGCCCTACAAAGATCCCGACGATAGAAACCATCGTAAAGAGTACGCTGACTTCCTCGCAAAGGGTGGACGTGCCAAACAGTCCGAGCGGCAGCGTGCACGCCGCGCCTGGGACAAAGAACACGGTAAGGATTCTCGAAAGGGAAAAGCCCTTGATCATGTGACGCCGATCAAGGACGGGGGCAAGAGCACCCCGGGTAACGTGAAGCTCAAGAGCTTCAGCGCAAACAGCGCAAAGAATTTCAAAGGCCCGCGCTCAGGCGGGCGTTGACGTGTAGCCCCGCTGGGGCTATGCTTGTTCCCCCGGCTCGACCGGGACTCGTGGCTCGATGGGATCACCCTATCGAGCCGTTCTGCCATTCTCACTAGGAGATAAAAATGACACAAATGAAGAACGTCATGATAGACATTGAGACGCTGGGTACCCGTCCTGGAGATACGATCTTGTCAATCGGTGCTGTGAAATTCACAGCCGAAGAAGGCATCACTGAGGAGTTCTATGTAACCATCGACCCAGAGACCTGCAAAGCTGCGGGTTTGCGTGCGCAGAAGAGCACGTTAGAGTGGTGGGAAAAGCAATCCCCCGAAGCCCGCGCCGCTGCGTTCAAGGGTGAGATGAGCCTCAACGCTGCCCTGACCAAGCTGACGATGTGGATGCCTCCGCTGGACAGCGTGCTGGTGTGGGGTAACGGAGCGAACTTTGACAACACGCTGGTGGCTGCGGCGTACCGGGCCATGAAGATGGACGTGCCTTGGCAGTACTGGAACGACAGGTGCTACCGCACGATTGCCAATATGTTCCTGAAGACCCGCGTGGAGCGAGTAGGCACCGGACACCATGCGCTTGACGATGCCAAGACGCAGACCTTGCGCCTGCTGAAGATGCAAGAAGAGAGCAAGTTCACACTGAAGTGATATGGAAATCGTCGAAGACAAAGCTCTGCTGCTCAAGCTCAAGCACCCCGAGCGGGTGCTGAACACCATTCCGAAAAGCAAACGCTTGGACGATGGGCAGATACTGGTGCGGTGGGGGCTTGAGGAAGCACAGGTGCTGAAGAACCTGGGTATCCGGGCGGTGCCTTCCCCCATCGAGCGCAGGTACAAGTGGCCTGGGCTGTTCAAGCCTTTCGAACACCAGAAGGACACCGCATCCTTCCTCACCCTGCACCGCAGAGCGTTCTGCTTCAACGACCCGGGCACGGGCAAGACCGCATCCTTCGCCTGGGCTGCCGACTACCTGCTGGACAAGAAGTACATCAGCCGTGTGCTGGTGGTCTGCCCGCTGTCAATCATGAACTCGGCGTGGAGGGCAGACCTGTTCAAGACGCTGATGCACCGCAGGGTGGACGTGGCCCACGGTAATCGGGACAAGCGGGTCAAGGTGATCAAGTCCGACGCTGAGTTTGTCATCATCAACTTCGATGGTGTGGAGACGGTGCTTGATGAACTCAGGGCAGGTGGGTTTGACCTTGTGATTATTGACGAAGCAAATGCGGTGAAGACCGCTACGACGAAAAGATGGAAAGCAATCAACTCGTTACTGACTCCCAACACATGGCTATGGATGGCAACGGGGACACCGGCATCTCAGTCCCCGACAGACGCATACGGTTTGGCCCGTATGTTGAACCCTTCCTCCGTGCCTCCGTACTTCTATTCCTTCAGGGATACAGTCATGTACAAGGCAACGCAGTTCAAATGGAGCGCAAAGAAAAACGCAGCAGAGATTGTCAACAAGGTACTGCAACCGGCGATACGCTACACCAAGGATGAGTGCCTGGACCTGCCTGAGCTTCTGTACACGACACGTGAGGTAGACCTGACCCCGCAGCAGTCGAAGTACTACAAGATGCTCAAGGACCAGTTCATCATGGCAGCGGCAGGGGAAACAGTCACCTCGGTCAACGCAGCGACCAACCTCAACAAGCTGCTTCAGGTAGCCAGCGGGGCTGTGTACACAGACGACGGCAACACCGTCGAGTTCGACATCACGCACCGGTACAACGTGCTGGTGGAAGCCATCGATGAGAGCACCCACAAGGTGCTGGTCTTCGTCCCGTTCCGCCATGCCATCGAGGTTCTGCGCGACAGGCTGCGCAAGGATGGGTACGCAGTGGAGGTGATCCACGGAGGGGTCTCAGTGACCCGCCGTACAGAGATCTTCCAAGCGTTCCAGACCGAGCCCGAGCCGCGCATCCTCCTCATACAGCCTGCGGCTGCATCGCATGGCGTCACCCTGCACGCTGCCAACACGGTGGTGTGGTGGGGCCCTGTCACCTCAAACGAGATCTGGCACCAAGCCAACGCCCGGGTGCACCGTGCAGGCCAGAAGAACCCCTGCCTCGTGGTCAGGCTGTGCGGCTGTAACGTCGAGCGCAAGCTCTACGCTGCCCTGGACCTGAAGACCGAGGACATGGACTCCCTTCTCAATTTGTACAAGGAGGAGCTTGACGTTTGAAAAGTTGCGAAGTAAACTTTGGTTTCCCTCACTAGGAGCACAACATGGACGAGCAAGAAGAACTACCGCCAACCAAAACTCTGGTCAAGGCGTACATCAAGATGCGCGATGCCCGCACGGCGCTCAGCGCAGAGTTTGAGGCGAAAGACAAGGACCTCAAAGAACAAATGCGGGTGGTTGAAAACTACCTGCAAGAAGCCTGCAAACGTGCAGGCGGCAACGTCAGCATCCCCGGTGTTGGCGTAGTCATTCGCGGCGTGGATACACGCTACTGGACTTCTGACTGGGAGTCTATGCACAACTTCATCAAGGAGAACAACGCACTAGAACTGCTTGAACGACGCATAGCACAACGCGCTATGGGGGAATTCTTGAAAACCAATCCTGACAAAATGCCCAAGGGCATGAATGTCGAATCGAAGTACACAGTGACCGTAAGGAGGTCTTAAATCATGTCTGAACTCACACTTTTCCAATCTGGCAGCGCTCTTCCTGCGCATCTTCGTCGCGGTGAACTCAGCGGGCTGACCAAGTCCCTGATGGGTGGTGGCAGCAGCAAGCGCATCAGCGTTGAAGGCAGTGTCTTCCGCATGCTGGTCGGTGGTAAGGAGGTTGCGGTCAACGAAGACCGTGCCATGCAGATGATCATCGTCCGTGCTGCTGAAGGCAACTCCCGCACCTATTACGGTGGGCAGTACGAGAAGGGCGTCAAGGCCCGTCCGAAGTGCTGGTCCGACGACAGCGTCAAGCCGCACGATAAGGTCCAGAACCCGCAGCACAAGTCCTGCACGGGCTGCCCGCAAGACATCAAGGGCTCTGGTCAGGGTGACTCCAAGGCGTGCCGGTACAGCCGTCGTTTGGCAGTGCTGCTGTCCTCTGACATCCACGGTGACATCTACGCCATGAACATCAACGCATCCAGCCTGTTCGCGCAGGGTGAGGGGCGCAAGATGGGCCTGCAACAGTACGCACGGTTCCTCGGTGGTCACGGTATCGAGGTCAACGCTGTGGTGACTGAGATGCGCTTCGACACGACCGGCCCGATGAAGCTGGTGTTCAGCGCTGTGCGTCCTCTGGAAGAGGATGAGTGGAAGCTGGTGCAGTCGCGCATGGATGAGCAGGCTGCGATCGACGCAGTGACCATGACCATTGCCGACATCGATGGTGTGGAAGAGGCTGCCCCTGCGGAGTCTCCTGTGTTCATCCAGCCACGCGCTGCGGCTCCGGCTCCGGCCCCTGCACCGGCTGAGTTCAAGGTGGACAAGCCCAAGGCCAAGGCCAAGGTGGTTGAGGAAGTCGAGGAGCCCGTGGTCCGGGAGGCGAAGACACCGGCACCGCCGAATGTCAAGTCCATCCTGTCCGACTGGGGTGACGACGCGGACGACTGAGTAGGGACGGGGGCTACGGCCCCCGCTTTGCCATATGACCTACTCCGCCAAGATCATTCGACTGAACGCGGATGCGGACCCGACGATGCTGGGTGTCCAACTCGGACGCCTGTGCATCTACCGTCAGCACCCTGTCTCACAAGTCTGCCAAGACCTCGACGTTTCTAAGGCTGCCGTCTATCGGTGGTTCTCGGGTAAACACGAGGTCGGAAAGCACTTGCGCGACAAGGTGCTGGCGTACTATCGTCGCCTCCTCCCTCCGGCCTGATCAGCCGTCCCCCCACCGCACCACGGTCCTGCGCCTGTGGTCACCCCCTCGTCACCATGTCTCATCTTGGATTCTTAGAAGGCATTCTTCCAGAAGGAACACGGTACTCTCTCAGGCACATCAACAAAACATCTAATTCAGCGTTCAATAAGTTCTACGATTCCGTCGCCAGCATGGCGGAGGCCGTGGCAAATCCGAAGGAAGGCTTTGACGTTTACTACGTCACAGCAGGATTCGGAGCAGGACAGAGCGCAGTATCAGAAAACGCTGTAGCAAAGAGAGAACTGTACGTTGACATCGATTGTGGCCCGACGAAGTCATACGCCGACAAAACTGCGGGCATTGCTGCACTGAAAGATTTCTGTGTAGACACAGATCTGCCAAGACCTACGATTGTGGATTCAGGCAATGGCCTGCATGCACATTGGATTTTCAAAGAAGCCGTGCCCGTGCACGAGTGGATCGGAGCAGCTAACGCGCTAAAAGCGCTGTGCAAAAACAAAGGGTTCGAAGTTGACAACGCATGCACCGCAGACATCGTGCGGGTGCTACGCATACCGGGCACCATCAACAGTAAGGGTGGCAACGCAGTCACTCTATTAACCCCGCTCAGGTACTACGATTTTGAGAAGCTGAAAGGCATCCTCGGCGGTGGTCCACCCGTCATGTCGTTTGAGAAAGCCAGAGAGCTTTCGAAGGGTGCATCATCTAGCGTGACGAAGCATCTGGCAGCAAGTGATCCCAACAGGGTGAGCTTGTTCGAAACAATCTGGATGCGTTCTGTTGGAGGTACAGGCTGTGCTCAAATCAAAAATGCGATTGAGAATTCGGAGACACTTCCCGAGCCTACGTGGCGGGCAGTTCTATCAATCGCTTATCACTCAGAGGACAAAGACTGGGCAATACATAAGGTATCGGAAAATCATCCGAATTACTCTGCGCAGGAGACTGAACAAAAAGCCGCTGCGACAAAAGGTCCATACACTTGCGAGACGTTTCAAGGTCTAGACACAGGGCACCTGTGCAAGGACTGCCCACAAGCAAGCAAGATCAAGTCCCCGATTCAGTTGGGTGTGCAGATCAAGACAGCACCGGAAGGCCCAGCCAAGGTTGAGATTGCTGGCAGGAAGTTTGAGATTCCTGCCTTCGTGTGGCCTTACAAGCGTGGTGCAAACGGTGGGGTGTATTTGGAAACCACCTCTGATAACGGCACCAAAGACGAACTGATCTACCCGTATGACCTGTATGTGTATCGGCGCATGCGGGACTCAGAGATGGGTGATGTGATCTGGATGCGGCACCATCTACCAAACGATGGCGTGCGTGAGTTCATGGTTGCACAGAGGGAAGTAGGCTCCATCGACAAGTTCCGGGACCGCCTCAACGAGCAGGGGGTCGCCGTATTCGGCCAAGCGCAACTGGTCAAGCTGCAGGGCTATGTAGCAAAGTCTATTCAGGATTTACAACATCGGGATAAGGCAGAAGAAATGTACGGCAGGTTCGGTTGGACGAAGAACAACACGTTCATCGTAGGTGATCGGGAGTACACCAAGAAGGGTGTGATCTACGCACCCGTGACTCGGAATCTGGAGAAGTACGTACCTTGGTTCTCCCCCAAGGGTTCCCTGGAAGAGTGGAAGCGCATCGCCGCTGCCTATGAGGACCCGAGGTTCGACCTGCACGCGTTCGGTGTGCTGTCAGGGTTTGGCAGTGTCCTGATGAATCTGTCGCCTGAGAACGGCGCAGTGGTCAACTACTACTCCAAGCGCAGCGGCACGGGCAAGACCACCATCCTGCGGGTGGTCAACTCGATCTTCGGAGACCCCAAGGCGCTGATGAAGGATGCGCAGGACACACAGTTGACCAAGGTGCACCGCATGGGTGTGCTGAACGGCATCGCCATGTGCCTTGACGAGATGACCAACACCAGCCCGCAGGAGATGTCAGGACTGCTCTACGGCAGCACGCAGGGGCGGGCGCGGGACCGTATGGAGGCAGGGCGCAACATGGAGCGCATCAATGACCTGATCTGGAAGCTGATCACCATCTGGTCGAGCAACACCAACATCGAAGACCGGCTGAGCATGATCAAGGTGGACCCGCAGGGGGAGATGGCCCGCGTCATCGAGTTCTACCTGCAGACACCCGTACCCTCTGATGTGCTGGGAGCGCAGAAGTTGTTCAACGGTCTGAGCGATCACTATGGTCACGCAGGTGATGTGTTCTTGAAGTACGTGGTGCCCCACCTCAACATAGTGCAGGGTATCTGGGAAGAGACGCGGGATGTTATCTACACGATGGGTAACTGGACGCAAACTGAACGGTATCGTCTTAATGCTGTGGTCTGTGCTATCGCAGCAGGGGTCATCACAAACTCGCTGGGGCTGACCAACTACAACGTCAAGCGGATCATGCGTACTGTGCTTGACCACATCAAGAACACGGTAGAGCAGGCCAAGCAGCAGTCAACCAAGGCTACGGAAACCTTTGCCTCGTTCATCAACAAGAACGTCGGCAACATGCTGAGCATCGACTCCAGGCAGCGGGCGAATGGCTTGCAGAACGAAGCCTACGTGAAGCCCAAGGGGTCACTCATGATCCGCTACGAGCCTGATACCAAGGACCTGTACGTTGTGCAGAAGGACTTCAACAGGTGGTGTGCAGAGATCTATATCAATACACGAGAACTGCCTGACCTGTTCTTTGCAGAGACAGGGCACAAGCTAGAAGTTATCAAGAAGCGTATGGGTGCTGGGTGGGACGCTGACTTTGGCGCAGTCAATGCCTACTGCATAAAGAATGCAGGGGCTGTGCTAGGATTTGCAGAGCATGAGATGGTTACCGACAAGACCACTGAGGATTAAAGGGGCGGAGTTCAACGTGCCTCTTGGGCTCAACGTGAATCAGAGCTTCTTCATCCCGTCTCTGAAGCACAAGGAGACCTTCCACAAAGTGGCAGATTACTACTCCCCGCACCTGTACAAGTTAGTCTGGTCTGAGCGAATTGAGTCGGGAGTGCTTGGCATCCGCGTCTGGCGCGTTGCATAATCGCGCTGCCGGTTGACCGGCGTCTCCCTTAGTGAGTGTTACCCCTGGGTGTGGCGTAAGCCCCCAGGGGATTTTTTCTCACCGGCCCATCTGGATATCCCGCGCCATCTTGCGCAGGGCCTGCGCCTGCTGTGCCAGCTTGTTCTGCTCCACACGCAGTTCATCGATGCGCTTGCGCCGCTCCTCAGGGCTCAGGGAGGTGTCGCGGTCGATCATCATGGCAGCTTGGTTCAGGGCGCGGATGCCGCTCATGACCCCCTGCACTGGCCCACGGATTGAGTACAGACCGATGTTGTCCTTGATGAACTGATCCACGTCCTCAGGCTTGCGCTCCGTCAGGCGGTTGACCGTGCCGTTGACCTGCTCCACGCGCTTCTCCAAGTCGTAGATGAAGTCAAGTTGGCGGGTGCCGATGGGGTCCTTGGTGACTGCGCTCAGGCCCGTGAGTTGTGCACCTAGCTGCTGGTTCAGTGGCCGGTCGGTACGCCCGGGGTTGATCATCATGTCGGCCATCGACAGACCCAGCCCTGCAGCCGTGCCGAAGATACCGCGCACGACGTTCTCCAGCTTGATCGGAGAGATAGCGAAGGCTTCCACCCCCGTGGCGTTGGCAGCGTCCTCCAAGCTCTTAGCAAGGGACTTCATCGCATCCGATGTGCCAGTACCGTACCGCTCAAACGGGCGCAGTGCCTGCTGAGCCTGAGATTCCAGCGGCCTGTCGAGGAAGAACGAGTGGTTCACCATGTTCTCAAGGAACGGTCGGATCATCTGCGCCGTGATGTTGGGCGACGAGAAAACGTCGATGCCCCGCTTGGTCATGTTGCCAACCACGTCGAGTGCAGTTTGTTCCTCTTTGGTACCGTACAGTTTGTAGTAGCGGACGATGCGCTCAGGAATGGCCTTGAAGAAGAACGCGAGTTCAGCAGGGATCGGGATGGCAGGTACGAAGCCCCGTTCCTTCCCGTGGGGCAGTATCCAGTTGGTGTCCCGCACGTGGTCAGGTAGCTGCTGGTACTCCTCATCGTCCTGCATCATCAGCGCGTATAGCAAACCTATCGAGGTTAGCACCCCCATGCGCTCATAGAACATAGCCCGTGCGGTGCCTGTGCTTTGCCCAACAACACCCCCAGCCGCTGCCGTTGCCAGCTTGTCCATGCCTCGCGCATAGGCGTTGAAGAAGGGGACGATACTGATCATGAGGTTCATCGTCTGGGATGAACCACGGCGGCTAAAGTTGATGATCTCCCGTGCAGCAGATTCGGCCTGAGCCTTGTCGCCATTGGTCTCCTTCATCACCTGATCGTAGACAGCTTGACGTACTGCGAGGTCCGATGCCTTGGCACCGGCTTCCATCACGCGCAGGATCTTGGAGCCAAGCCCTTCCTTCTTTACCCCAGCTTCCTCAAGGATATTCTTGAGGTTGCCCTGCTGGCTGAAGTCAAACGTGCCGACGATACCGAGGGCTTCCAAGTTCTTGATGTCCTTGGGCTTCTTCTTGAAGATCTCGTTCACCCAGTTCTTGGGGAAGTTCAACATCACGCTCTTGACAAGCGCTGCGTTGTTCTTCACCCCTGCGTAGGTGTAGGCACGGACGATGTCGTCGAAGACCTGCTTGATCGCAAACGGTGGCATGGATGTCACACCAGCACGCAGGATCTGAGAGCCCTTCTGCAGCAGTTTGAACGAGTTCGGGACGATCGGGTCTTGAATGCTGAACGCGATCAGATGCGCTGGGTCCGGTACGTAGTACTCGACGGGCTTGCCGTTGTCGTAGACGGTGACCATGTCCCCCGGTGAGTCCTTGGCTGGCTTGGTCGGGCGCTTGAACGCTGCACCCATCAGGGCCATATCCTTGAGTGCACTCAGGGCGGCGTGGTTCTTCATCGCCTCCTTCGTCGCCCAGTCAACCAGCCCGGAGAAGTTCTCGACCGGTGAAGTCGTCTTGCGCTCACTGCCTTCCAGCTTGCGGATGTTGCGCAGGGCTGCGACACCACGATTGGCACCCTTGGTGGACTGGTACACCTTCTCATAGTCACCGAGCCGGTTGAAGGGGATGTAGCCCGTGGCGTCCTTGTAGTCCTGGGCTCGGTCCTTGGAGATGCGCCCTGTCTCAACCAGCGTGTCCAGCAAATTGAAGCGGATGGTGTCAAGGTCGGCAGAGATCTGCTTGATGAAGTCGTCTTTCTGGAAGGCTGCTTCCAGTTCATCGATCTTGGCATCAGGCAGGAGCAGTTCGATCTGTTCGTTCTTGGACAGCGTCTTGTTGGTCTCACGCAGGCCGTGCTCCCGGTGCCCGTAGAGCACCGTGTCCACCTTGGTGCGGAAGGCTTCGTAGGTCTCACCCCGCTGCTTGGCAGCCTCAGCAACGCGGTTCAACGCACCTATGTAGCTGATACCTTTACCTTCGGCATTCTTCAACTCCTGGGCAACGATGAGCCCGCTGTCGAAGCCCAGCCCGCCTTGTTCCTGCACAGCCTTGCTGACGCGCAATGAGTCGAGCGCCCGGGACAAGAGCACCATCGGGTTCAGCCTGCCGGTCTTGGTTGTGCGGGTAGCACCACCGTAGGCGTTGACGAAGAAGTCTTCCAGCGGGGCCAGCGAGTCGGTGAACTTCATCCGCAGCTTGAGTGCGGGGTTGCCCTTGAGGTCCTGCGCGATGCGCTGGGTCAGCGTCTGACGCTCTTTCTCGCCAATGACATCCACGTCTTTGACGGCTGCTTCGGTCTGCGGGGTGATACGGAATGCTGCCCCCGACGTACCTTCCATCCGAGCAGGACGCTTACCCTGCCGTACCCATTTACGTGACGCACGCAGTAGGTCCTCAACCTGCGCGTCGCTGAATTTCTCGCCCTTAAACACACGTTGCAGAGCGATGCGGATGGTATCGAGCGCCTTCTTCCACCACGGTCTATCTTTGCGTGGAAGTTCCTGTGCATCGGCAAGTACTTCTTCAACCGCCGTTTCAACAGACAGGTTCGGATTAGCCGTGCGTTTTTCAGCGGCTTTACGTTGCACTGCAGGATTAGTGCGGTAGATACGCAGCATCGTTGGGTTGAACTGCCCTCCGAGAACACCGCGCAACCCGTGGTGTCCAGTAGCTTCATGAGCGATAGTCTTGAAAATTGCGTCTTTACTATCCGAACTATCCGCAATTAGCCAGACTTTGCCGTTGTTATAGAGCCCGGGAACAAGTCCTGATACGTTGTCGCGTTTAATCTGGTCTTGGATTGGTTGCGGAAGGTCAGTCTCAGACTGTACGACCTCTATCTCAGGCGCGTTTTCCCAATCCTTGACTACCGCTTTGGCGATACGTTCAACATCAGCCTTCTTGTTGCCGCTGATACCTGGGACCTTTCGGATTTGGTACTGGGATTCATCAACATCTTCATCACTCAGTCGCCGTGTCTTGTCATCGGCTTCGACTTCGTCCGCGCCTTCCTCGACGGTTTCGACTTCTTCCTCAGCCTGTGCTTCTTCCTCTGCAACCAGCTTGCCGTAGGCGCGGTTGATAGCTGCGTCAGTACCCGCCCTGTCAGCTTTGCGGCGGGCTTCAACCTCTGCGTTCAACTGCTGCATCACAGCGGTGTTGTTCTTGGCGTCGTACCGAGAAGCACGCGAGTAGATATCAGCCAGTTGGCGGGTGTCGAGCTTGCTGAAGTCAAGCTGCCCTGTCTCAGTCAACGCGGGGCGCAGGAAGCCTACAGCCTTGACGCCTTTCTTTCCGGTTTCGTACAACAACCCAGCCTTGGGGTTCTCCACCGAGATGCCGGATAGGCTTGCCTCAGAGACGTTCTTGGCAATACCAATAGCCCCAGTCTGCGCAGCCTGGAATCGGCTGACCACGTCAGCCGTGATGCCCAAGGTCTCAGCAATGCGGCGCACGTTGGCACCGGAGCTTTTCGCAAGTCCTACGGACTGTGCAGCTTCGTCAGCAGAGTAGGTGGTGGGCAGATAGTCACCGTCTTCATCCACACCGATGTAGGTCAGCACCGCCTTGAGCATCTTGGGGTCACGCCCCTTGAGTGCTTGCCGCACAGCCGGTATGTCGAGGATGGGCTTGCCGTCCCGCACTTCAAAGACGCCGGTTGCTTCGGCCTTCTCCAGTTTCTCCTTGAGCGTGCCAGTTTCAACAGGGCTGAGCGCATTCAACTGCGCTTGCAACTCATCAAACTTCGCACGGTTCTTGGACTTGGGTGCGGGCGGCCTCCCACTCTTCTGACGCAGTGCATCCATCTGCGCCGTGATGTCATCAATCTGCTTCTGGAACGCTTGCCCCATCGCCGTCGTGGGGGCTTCTTCAGCTTCGCCCAGCAGTTCAGCACGGTAGTCGGCAGCCTGCTCCTCAGTGATCCGACCGGACTCAACCAGCGTAGTGAGTTCACGCTCAATCTGAGCGGGTGTGGGTGGCGTAACGGTCGGCGTTACTGCAGCGGGCTCTGCTCCTTTTCCTCCAGCAGTCCCTGCAACATCCGCGACAGGAGGAACCACTCCATCTGGTTCAGGTTGAACTCCTTCGGTGGGGGTGACGGCAGCGGGTCCGCCAGCCACTGGAACGCCTGCTCCACCTGCTTCTGGCTGAGGTTCTGCAACACTTGGGGTCTCCGGTTGTGCTGGGGGTGTGGGGGGTAGTGTCGGTGTGATGGGAGCTTCGCCCACCGGAGCCTCTGCCGGGGGCACAGCAGGGGTTTGGATCTCCGGGGGCGGAGTAACTGGTGCCGCTTCGGCGGCGGGAGCAGGAGGAGCGACCGGCTCAGGCAGGCGTGCGATGAACGCATCGATCTTGGCAGCGGTCTTGGTGCTCTCTGTGCGCTGCTTGGCGTCCTCCAGCACCGTGCGAATCTCAGGGTCCGTGATGGACTTACCGAGCAGGGCGTTGTACGTCGGCCCTCTGAAGTAACCGATCGTCTTGACTGTTGCGTCATCAAGCACTTCGGGTAGGGGCGCAGGCTCACCCACCTTGCGGACCTTGGGCTCTTCGACGGGCGCAGCAGCTTGCTCTTCGGGCGCTGCGGACTCTTCAGGCGGTGCCGTGACTTCTTCACGGGGTGTGATCGGTGCTGCTGCCGCTTCTTCGGCAGTCATGAACCCCTTGGCTGCTTCGCTGGCGGAGCGCTGCTCCTCAATGTACGCTACGTTGAGTGCCTTGCGCTTTTCAGCCGCTAGCTTCAACGCCTCATCACGCTCCTTGGACTTCGGGAGCGTCTTCAGTTGTTCGCTGTACAGAACAAGATCAGCGTAGGTGTCGGGCGGGGGTGGGATTTCCGCCGCAGGAGGTGCAGGGGGTTGCGCAGCAGCTTTCGCCGCAGCTTGTTCAGCAGCAAGGCGCTCAGCACGCTCGATGGGCGTTTCCCCGGGCACGGTTCCCGGAGCAGGCTGCGCAGCACGTGCGCGACGACCCAAGGCCAAGTCCATCAAGCCCTGAACGATGGCACCAGTAGCACCGCCGTAGGCCGCCTGTTCACCCAGCCCCTCGATAAGTTCCTGCTCAGGCTTGTAGACACCCTTGGCGATCAGGTTCTGCGCAAAACCGGATGCAGCTTCCTGAGCAGCTTCCTCCCCACCCGCGACGAGTGCCCGCTTGACCAACTGCACGCCCTGAGCCGTGGCAGCGTCAGGGATACGAGACAAAATGCGGAAGGGTGCGAAGACTTCCATCGCCCCGGGGATGATGCCTAACGCCGTGGCTGTGCTGCGTTGTTCAGCAGTGGCACCCCCTTGCTCGGCACGCCCGCGTGCTTCGCCCGCACCGGCTCCAACACCTAGACCCACAGCGCCGATGCGACCCGCAAGGCCGAGCGGACCCGCAGCCAAGAACGGTACTGTTGAGCCGATGGCTTCGCCCAGCTTACGCCCGACTGACTCTTCGTACCCTGCAGAGGCAGCGAACGGTGCCTTGGCTGCGTCAGCGATGCTGGCGATCTTACCCCGCGCCGTCTTCTCGTAGTCCTCAGGCAAGAGCGCAGAGGCACCCACAGCCGCTGATTCAACAAGACCTACTGCACCGGGGATGAGTCCTTTGAAGCCTTCTTTGACCTGCCCGAGGACGGTTGTTTCAGGCGCAATTCCGATGCGTTTGTAGTAGTCCTGAACCGGCAGATCGGAGTAGAACTTAGCGTGCAGTGCATCTGCAAGCTGCTTGTCGCTCAAATCCTTGTATTGCGGATACTTGTCGCGGATTTGCGCTATGTTCATACTTACTTCCTGATACCAAGCGGGTCGTTTTCAGCCGATGCTGCTGGTGCCGCTGCGGCTCCAATATCCTGTGGAGCCAGACCGTAGCGTTTTGCAACTGCTAACGCCTCTTGTTGGGCGGCTCTAAACGCAGCTTGGACCGTTGGGGAATTACTCATTCCCGCAGCTTTTGAAAGCTCCTTGATTTTGTTCATTGCAGCGGTGTACTCAGGATCAGCCCTAAGTTGTTGCAGCGCAAATCGTTTCTCAGCAATATCCGATGCACTTTCACGCGCTGCGGCTCCGATACCTGCAACTTTGAGGGCGTTAGCCATCTGCTCCCGTGCAATCTGCCCTTGCTGCGTTAGTTTACGTTCCTCAAGACCGAACTGACGTGACTTGTCGCTGACATCTGCCTCGAACTTAGCAAGTGCTTCCTTGGACTGCGCCAGATCAAGTGCCGCTTTGTTAGCTCTATCTGCATCACCCGTCGCACGAGCCTCGGCCAACTTAGCCTGATCCAACTGTACCTGTTGGCGCAGGTTCGCCAAGTTGAAGATGTCCCTGCGAGACAAGTCGTACTTGTCTTCAGCCGCCTGAAGAGCTTGACTACGCGCTGTTTGTGCACGGCCAGCACCGGAAGCTGCACCTGCAAGAGCTTCACCAAACCGCTTGCTACCACGCATGCCTTCCAGCATTTGGCCCAAGTACGAAATGTCGTTCAACGGGCTTTGTGCAGCACGGGCTCTGGCTTCCTCAAGACGTTTGTCGGAGTGCGTCATCAGGCGCTGTTCTTCCGCACGGCGGGAATCAACGATCTCCTTCATCAACGCATCGATGCCGCCCCGGGCCTTGAGCACGTCTTCTGGCGTCTTGGCTGCGTTACGGATAGCAGCTTGCCTTTCGTCAACCGCGCCGCGCATCGCCAACCGCTCAGGTTCAACCGTAGGACCCATCAGCCCTGCAAGGCCGGTGTCAGTCGGTGCAGCAGCAGGAGCTGCTGCCTGCGGACGGTTTTGACCCTGCGCAATCCCAGTACCCGGACGTGTTGCGCCTGGAGGGCGTGGTGGAGGGGGCGCTATCTCAATTTCTGGAATCGGCATCCTGACTTCAGGAGGTCCACCGGGAAACAGTTTGCTAGTATCAACAGGAATATCAGCCCTATTTGCCGCCATAGATTTCTCAAACTCGCGCATCTTTTTGACACGTTCAAGTTTTTCTGCACGTACAGCAGGGGGATCATATGGGCTCAAGTCAATCCCGAGCCTGCGGGCATCTTCGTAGTCCCGGTTGTACCCGAGGAAGCCACCATTTTGAAACGCTACCGCACCGCCACCAGCGTAGTCTTGTTCTTGGCGTGTAAATTCGCGGTGTTCTTGTTCCTTGGCAAGCTCAAGAAGTTGCATGGCTTCAGCATGCCTGCCTTGGTCACTTAGTGCCGCAGCTTGACGCTTGTAGTCTTCTACCCCCATGCGCGGTTGCGCCGCTTGCTGCTGCGCTTGTGCCAAGACTTGCTGCGCAATAGGGGGCTGCTGTGCTGCTTGCTGACCTTGAGCCATAGCCATTTGACGTTGCATTGATGCCTGCGCCTGGGCTTGCTTCTGCTTCTCAGTGATTGCCGACAGCACTGCATACAACGGAGGACCTTCCGGGCGCGGGTTGAGCATCATCTGCGTCAACTGCTGCATGTGCATTTGAGACAGCGGGCCAACCATAGCCTGCGGCGTCGGAGCACCTTGCTTCGGCATCATCCCCGGCATCGGACCCTGTGGCGCTTGCCCCGGCATTGGTCCTTGCTGAGGGCCTTGGGGCATCAGAGATTGGATTCCTTGTTGCATGATCCAGTGCCTTATCTAGGTGTCGGGTTCATCGCGTTATACAAAGCCAAGCCAGAAAGTCCGCCCTGTAGTGCAGAAGCAAGACCAGATTGACCCGAGTCATAAGGCCGCGCTTGGATCGGCAGACCTTGCAACAAACTCTGCATGAACGTGGCTTGCTGGTACGGGTACTTCATGGATTCTTGGAACTGTTGATAACCGAAGTCAAGCGGTTGCTGAGCAAACTGCTGCTGTGTGGCACCAGCGCCCAAGAGCGCCTGCAACCCCTGAAGCTGCGACCCGAACTGCTGCGTACCCAACCCACCCAACCCTTGTGCCGCTGCGATCTGCTGCTGCAAACCTTGCAGGCCATATTGAGCACCAAACTGACGCGAGGCTTCCGACTGCTGAGCGCCTTGCAGACCGTACTGTGCGGCCAATTGGGCAGCGTTCATCTGCTGTCCGTAACCGAACTGCCTTGCTGCTTCCTGCGCCTGCTCGGCTGACAGACCATATTGCGCCGCCAACTGCGCTGCTTGCATACCTTGTTGCGCACCGAACTGACGTTCTGCTGCCGTCTGCTGCTGCGCTTGTAACCCAAGCTGCGAACCCGTTTGTGCGGTCTGCAGTGCTTGCTGTTGAGCAAACTGACGCGACATCTCGTCGGCCTTCTGGGCGTCCAGGCCGAACTGCGACTGCAACTGCGCAGAGCTCATCTGCTGACCTGCGTTGAACTGGCGTGCAGCCTCTTGAGCTTGCTGTGCCGTCAAACCAAACTGTGCTTGCAACTGGGCACCAGTCATCTGCTGACCTGCGCCAAACTGACGCGCCTGCTCGGTGGCCTTGCGTGCCTCCAGTAACTGACCCAGACCTTGCATGCCGTACTGCGCACCGAACTGACGCGATGCCTCACCGGCCTTCTGTGCTTCCAGACCAAACTGTGCGCCACGCTCAGCACCAAACTGTCGGCCTGCTTCCGTAGCCTGCTGGGCGGTCATACCAAGCTGGGCTTCTTGTGCACGCTGTGCAAGCGCACGGTCGTAAGCGCCTTGCAGACCACGAGACTCGATATCCCCCATCTGTTGTGCAAGATTGCGACCACGCTCAGCTTCAACGATAGCTTGCCGCGCACCACCAAACGCACCTGCCTGAGCAAATTTTGCTTGTTCACCTTGAGCGGCAATAGCGGACTGCCGCGCCGCCTCGCGCTTCTCAATATCAGTAACGCCCTGTTGATACGGGCTCATGTAGCTCTGTACCGAGCCAACAGGACCTAGCCCTGTGGTGATGCCTTGCGGGGTGTAGTTAAATCCTGCGTTGAATTGACCAGCTTGGTACGAACCCGGCCCAATCCCTGCTGTCAAATCTGTTGCTTGGTATGCAGAAGGTGCTTGGAATCCTGACTGGAACTGCGTAGTAGGGGAGATGGTGGGCGCTTGGAATCCCGCAGTGAACCGCCCGGGCGTAAACGCGCTGGGCGCTTGGAACCCCGACGTTGCCGTTGTGGGTTGATAACTTACGGGGCGGGCAAACTGGTTCTGGAATGCCCCAGTTTGATATTGCCCTGGTGCTTGGTAGAAGTTTCCAAACGTGCCGGGGCCGTAGGACATGCTGCCTGCCCTTCGCCCTGCCTGGGTCAGAAAGTTCGTAGCGGTCTGAAACTGCCCCGGTGTCTGCAGGCCCTGAAGTCCTTGAAACGCCTGCTTCTGAAGCGCAGACGGACCTGCAAAACGCTGGCCCGTGAATTCTTGATAAGGCAGGTTGGCAAGCCCCTGCCCCTTCCCCAGCATGTCATAGATATACGAGGAGAAGTTTGGAGAAAGCGTGGACTGAGAAGGGTCAAGTGCGGTGGTATCTGCTCCGCCTGTAGTGCCGCCTGTAGTGCCGCCACCATACCTCGTACCGTCAGGGCCAAAGTAGTCAACACCAAAATCTTCAGCCATTACGCTCTCCTTTGGAGATTGTTCATCAGTGCGTACATCTGCCGTGCGCCACCAAGGCGGTCAACAAAAGGCTTGGGCACGTAGGCTTCTCCGTTAGAGAGTCGTGCGGGGGTCTGACCGTTGCGTCCGTTGATCACTGCGGGGATGTCATCGCTTGTGCCCGTGCCGGGACCTTGGAT